GGTTTATTATGAATTGATGTTTCAAAAACGTAACCCCTTCTCTCATTATCCACCCATCCTTTGTGACACTCACAAAGGGGATTCCATCCTTAATATCTCGTAACTTAACATTAAAGTGCTTCAGCAAAAAGTCAGCAAATGCCGCTCCAGAAAAGTAATGAGAAGCAATCCCTAACCCTTTTCTATAAACGTGGTCATCACCATAAACCACTATCCTCAAAATGGCAAGAAAAACCAACTCTAATTCCTCCTGGTGCTCCGGTGGTGCCATTGCTATCTGCCATACACAAAATAGACAGAAATACAACAACATCACCCAAGAATCAATATCAGACGTATTGTACGAACCAGAAGGGACTCCTCCCTTAATAGTAACCCACACATCTCCGAAGATCTTCGTAATACGATTCAACATCACTTTCAGCAGAAACTTATTCACCTTTTCGAATATATCTTTATCCTCCCCCGGCGCATGATGTATCAACATTGTCGAATAATAAAGATTAACAAACACTTCTAATACTGCCTGGTCAAACTTCTCCACATCTCCTTCCACAAATTCAGGACTCCAACAATTGGTAGAATCTACCCCCAGGCACTGCGCAATCGAATCCGCTCCTCCTCTACCCCATTTATGTCCTATACGAATCGCCCAGCCACGCTCCTTCATATGACGAAAATAACAGCATACCCGTTCTAACATTATATATATACCACTCGGAATGTTGAAAACACGCAACTTATCCAAGGTCGCCGCCCAAAGCGCATCATCCATCTGCTTTGAAAAAGTTTGAGCATTTTCATTCTTCGGTGGTAATGTCCAGAACACTGGAGGCTCCACCCCTGTACGTAGAAATTCCAAAATCTGATTCATGTACTGATCAAAATGATCAGCCTTCTTCCCGCGACCTGATACCTTAACAGGATGTGGCATATCTTTAGAGACTGGAATCTCATATGCCTTCTGGTTAGTGAATCCTGCAGAAGCACCTAAGTACATCCCTTCCAATGGCTTCAAGGAAAATGGCACATGGGTCTTCTCAGAAAGATCTATCTTCATCAATCGATACATGTGATCTATCGCCTCCCCAATAAATTCCAACGGTGGAGCCTGCTGATCCTTCACCACCGTCCGTGCTACACTCAATGTTGCCTTCGCAAGCTTCCTTGGATACAAATTCGCCATCATCGCATAAATATGCGGGCGACCATTCGTTGTACCCAAAGCCCAATGGTACGCACTCTGCTTCCTCAAACACAAGGCAAACAGACTAGGAACAATGTGCTTCGGATTATTCCAAACCTCTCTCGACAACAAATTCCAAGAAATCGTCATGTATGGGTACTTCAACCTAAAGTACCGCAAATCCGAATTCTTCAACGCTCGTTCGACTATCGGACTAACACTAAACAAGTGCGTCGAATCTGGCCAACTCTTTGTAAACTCAGCTACTGGTGGAGGTATTGGAACCACCGTACTACTTCTCGGCAAATTTGCCAAGAAGTAATCCACTTCCGTATTATGCAAAGGCTGCCCAGGACCAAAATCTTTACCATCTAGCCACATGTTCAATTTCACCACCGCATCGCGATAGCGATCTGACAATGAGCCATAACTACTTTCGACCCGAAACCCCTCCGTAAAAGGGCCAACCCCGACAATCGATAAGGTACAGTCACAAAACTCATGATGACGACAGCTCTCTCCAGAGAGAACTATCTTAAAGTTCTTTTGCATATTCTTTCCTGCTGTTACCTTATGTGCAGGACTTCCCTTTAAACCCGACTCACGGATTATACGCTGCAAAACACTAGCAGCCGCCCGAGGCTTGTAAAGGGGGAAATGGATTAATATGTTTTCGTTTCACACTGCGTCTACGACCTATCAGCAGT